CAGATAGCACTCGCCCTTAGACAGAAGATTAGCCCGAATAAGTCCGGCAAAATAGGAGTTAATAGCAGTAATAAGCAAGCACTTATTGTCATAGGTATTTGCGTATCGCCCGACATAGGTATCTTCCCAAGCCCTCCGGATATCCTCGTAAATCATATCCATGATTTCCACAATCTTAATCTTCTTAAAGCTATCTCCCTTTACCTCTGTGGTAGTGCTTAAGGAGTTTACTCCACGGTTAACCTTTACTTTTTCACCGTCATACATAAAGATAAGCTTTCCGGCCCCTACAGCCTCATCCGCTTCCTGCTTAGTAAATCTTTGACAGTCAATAAAGTCTTTCAGCGGCGCATAAGTGATTGAAATACTCAATGGCGTACCGCAGATAAGGCCGGCAATTCTCGGAGTTACCTGTTCCGGAGTAATCACCGTACCGTCTGGCCTTGTCAAGCTTGCGCTTACATTAATGATTCCCTCATTATCTCCGGCTACCTCCGGGAGAACGACCTTCCGCTTTAACTTCTGCTCTGTTCTTAAGCTTTTAATCCAAGTAACTACCTCATTAGTCTTTCCATCAGTCTTTACTGTAGGAATCGCTAAATAGTCAAACTTGGTCTGTGCGAAGTATTTCAGCATGGCCGTATACTCTGCATTAAGCTTCTCAGGAGTTCCCTGCATTACATAAACGAGAACCTTTTTAGGAGCTACCTCATAACCCTGTAAGGCATCTTTAACATATTGTGCATTTTGTGCACTTAATCCGGAAGGAATATCTGTAACGGAATATGCAGTAAAAGCTTCCATCTTAGTCTTTTCTGATAAAGCCAAAGCTACAATCCCTCTCTCTCCTCTTTGGATTGCAGATTCTCCTTTTTCAATAAAGCTAATATTCACTTCCGGAGATTTTAATTTACTCATTTTCTACTCCTCTCATAACTAACTCTTTTGCTGTTTCTTCATCTTTTGGCTCTGCGATCGTGTCATACCACTCAAAGCGTGCAGTAATTTGAAAAATATTGTTTTCAGTACCGATATAATCAAATTCTACAGAGCTTACAGTAACCAGTTTCTCCTTAATCTTGATTTTCAAATGAAAAACTTTCCGTATCTTTTCAAACACGGAAAGCTGAAATTCTTCATTTGGAGTTTTTTCAAGAAGTGTAATCTTGTATCCACATTTCTGCCTTACAAGATTAATGGACTCGTAATTCAAAGTATAAGGAACTATCTCCGTGTAAAAGCTTGGTAGATCCATCCCCTCTCTTACATCTGTGCCGTAGATTTTTAGCTTAGGAAAGGCCTCTTTCAGAGCCTTATTACATGATTTCTTGACTTCTAATAACTCAATCATAGTTTATGCCTCTTTATAGCCTTCTCAACAAATTTCCCGGTATCCTCTCCAAAGCTATCCTTAAATTCCTCTCTGGTTTTCTCTGCATAGTGCTTTCCGGGAACAAATCCTCCGGTGTCTTCACCCCAGAGCCATTTCCTATGGCCATTCTCCAGCAAATGAAACAAAGGACTCTTATTCGTTACACTAACAGCTGTCGCATTGTAAAGAGAATCTCTCTCATACTCTGTTTTCCAGCTTTTTGCGATAGGCTTTTTCCCTTTTGTGTAATTCTTATAGCCCTTTTCATTACAGGAATCCTTCCAAGCTTTGGCCTGCTGCCTAAGATATCTCTCTGCTTCATCCGGAAAAGTTTCAATGATACTCTGAAAATCCTTATCCAGTCCGTGATAATCAATATCAACCATAGGCAAGCTCCTTTTCCGTTTTTTCTACGCACATACACTCTACAATGTAATTTACCTCTAAAGGGTTAATAATAGACTGGATAATAAATTGCCGCTTCCCATACACCAGAATATCTGTAGGACGTAAATCCTCCCAATGCCTTAGAGTGATTTTCACAGATAATGAATGATACTCTTTGTAGTACTCTGTATACTCACTTCCTCTAACCGGGCGGATTTCTCCATACAGGCTTCTCACTTTCTCTAAGACCTTTATTGTAGATCCTACAGAGTTTTCCTTTTCAATATACCGATAAACTCCGATTACTTTTCTAAGTCTTCCGGGATTAATGGCCATCTTGTCCACCTCCCGGTAGCAAATTCTTAGAGTGCATCGAGAGGATAATTTCTGCTGTACGATTGACTTCTTTTTTGTCTACGGTCATTGCGCGGTTATCATACATATCTGCGATCAAGGTAAGAACCGCTATAGAAATGTCTTCGTGGTTATCTATCTCTTCTAAAGACAGCCCTGTATAAGACATAACATAACTCACAGCTGCAGTCTTTAAAGCGTCTAAAGACACTCTCTCGCTCTCCGTAACATCTTCCTCCATGATTCTGCAGTAATTGGCAATAACGCTTTCCGTAAGTTCGCTTACTTTCATTCCTCCCCCTTTCAGAGTGCACCGAGCCCAACAACAGGCGTATTTTAAGTTCTGACTATATCTTTTACTCATTACCCAAAATACGCCTCCGCAGATCTATTTCTTACTTCACAGTAAGCTTTGCAAGCTTCTGGGCATTTTCTACCTTGGCATCAAACTCCATCCAAGCAACAACTCCTACTGCATGCTGGGTAGCAAACTTCTCTCTAAGGACCTCAATTTCCATTTCCTCAGAAAGCTTAACCGCAAGACCGGATAAATCACCATAAATGATGGCGTTCTTTCCGGTAGCCACCTCATCCATGTTTTCAGATGCATAAACAGGCTTGCCAAACAAAGTGTATCCCCACTTAGTAGTTGCATCCTGATTAAGCAGGTACTGGCCGTTATTATCCTTTAACTGGCGGATGGCTGTTCTGGTGTTCTTAGTCATAATCCAGCAAGCTTCTCCCTGATAAGCATCCGGGATAGATTCCTGCAGCTGAATAAGGTCATCTGCATCTACCTTATTTACTGCCTTCGTGGTAACAGTCTGGGTAATTCCCTTAATCATACCGTCAACCTTGCCGGTGGTTCCCTTAAGAAGCTGCCCCTCTACCCAACGAGATACTGTTTCAGCCATAGCATCAACTACGAAAGAAACAATATCGAAGTTGGAATTATTGATAAGGCTCTTAGATACCTTAGTCAAGGCTCCAGCAAGGAAGCCCTTTAAGGAGATAGTTCCGAACTTTCCGGAAGAAGACTCTAACTCTACAAACTCCTCAACATAAGTCATCTGGATATCCTTAGAATCAGCCGGGTAATAAGGAACATTTAGTTCTCCTTTCACGTTGTATCGTGTAGCCTTGCTAAACACCGGAGAAATGTCATGTACTTTCTTGATGATTTTGTTGGCGATAGACTTAGGAATCACAGCTCCATTGTCTCCGGAAGTAAGATTGTCTGCTCTTTCCTCCAGAACAACTCCTCGGATATAGCTTTCAAAGGCTCTAAGCTCCTTTGCCTCCGTATTCACCTTTTCCTTGTCCTCAGAAACCTGTGCCGGCTCCTTAAACTCGTACTTTTCTGCTCTTTCCAGCATCTCGATAGAGGAATCTAAATCCTTTACTTTCTTCTCTAACTCATTGAACTTTGCGTTCTCTTCATCAGTAAAAGCTCTAACCTCGGCCTCTACCTTTCCGGTAAGCGCCTTTAATTCCTCAACTGCTGCGTTTCTCTGCTCCTGTAATGCTTTCATCTTTTCGTTCATACTTTTAATCCTTTCCTAAATGTTTAATTCTTTCCCAATAGCTATCAAGCTTTGGAGTTTCTGTAATTTCTGCTCTGGTTTCCAATACCTCACCCTGAATAACCTCATCTGCACGGGCATTAATCAAGGTACCCTCGTAGCAAGGAAGCTTTCGGTCATCAATGATAGAAACCTCTTTAAGGTCCATATCCTCAACATAACGGCGCTTCAAACCTTCTCTAACATCCTCATTCCGTGAATCTCTGTCATAGAACCCAAAGGACCAGCCTCTTAGCTTTCCTGATCTTGCTTTTTCAATCACCTCTTTATCAGTGACTATAGCCCGAGCTTTCAGGCCGATTGAATCCTCAGTAAGCTCAAGGTTTGTCTTTGTACTTCCGAGAACTCTATCCTGGTCATGGTTTAGCAAGAGCTCCACATCATTTCTTGTAAGCGCCCTAGTAAAAACACCGGGAACAATTTGCTCAACAAATCGCTCTCCGGTGCTTCTATCTTTCATAGGTCTGGAATCTCTTCCTACGGCGTTTACATAGCCTTCGATTTCTACGGAATCACTCCGTATCTGAATTCTCATTCTTTTCTTCCTTCTCCTTTCTTAGTAGTCTTTCTCTGTCTTCCTTTGCAATTTCGATTCCCCCTACCTGGTTCATGTTTGGAACAAAGGTTACTTTTTCCTTCGGATAATACAGAACATCTTGAAGGCCAAGTTTTACAAAGTCTAGTCCCAGAGGCTCCATATTTTCCTTGAAGCGAATTTCATCAATCTGCATAAAACCATTCTTACTTGCGATTTCGTAGGCTTGGTAGCGCTTTAATACATCTGCCTTAGTAAGTTCTGATGTATCTGCCGCCCATTTAAGAGTTCCTTTTTCAGATTCAAGCAGGAAATCTCTATTTAAAGCCGTCTCAATCTCTGAAAGAATCGGCTGAATGCAATATTGTAGAAATATGATTCTGTCCTCCTCGGACGGTGTACTGTCACGACTGATTAGTTGGTACGGTACA